ATTGCCTTCTGACCTAAGGTATTTTTCTTCTGTACCATATTCAGTAAATTCTTTTGTTTTTTCGTTATAAGTACAGTTTCTTATTATTCTTGATTCAGAAACTCCATTTGATTTTGGAACAAGTATTTCTAAATCAAACCAAGATTCTATTTTAGGACTAAGATTCGGTTTTACGTAATTATTTATCCACTGACCCATTTCTATTTTCTTTATCAATTATTTTATCAAAGAGTTTCAAATTTAATTCTTTTTCTTGAATTGACTTCTTAAAACTGATATTTAAATAGGTTATTTGTAGTTTAAGAATTTCCACAAATCTATCTAGCACTATAAGGATAAAAAGCAGAATCCAAAAGGTTAACCAAGGATATTCATCTGCAAAATTTATAAGGGATTGTGGTATCATAGCTAAAATTTAAAAAGGTTAGTGAATCGCTTCCATAATGATATTTTTATTGGTGGATTTTCGTTCGAGGTAATCATATAGGAACGAATACATTTAACGCTACAAACGTGGTTTGGGTCAGCGTTTTCCCACCTCTTCTGTTCTTCGTTCCATACTCGATGACAAAGATTTTCAGTTGGTGGAAAATTATAAACTCTTTTTGGAGTTGCAGTAGAACCTAAAACAATTTTACCTTCTGGATAAGGTCTTCCAAATTTTTTATCCATAAATATTTCCACCATTTTTTGCTGGTTTTTACTTGAACTATTTTCTGTATCTAAAAAATCAAAACTTTCTTTAAACTCTGGTATAATTTTATCTTGAATGACTTTTATTCGTTCAGCTAATTCTGGATTTAGGTGTACATTTAAAACGGCATTTTTACCGTAGCCTGTATTAACCTCAAAAGTTATTTTTTTAGATAATAACTTTTTTAACTTATCTTTTTGATATTTTCTTAGCTTCATAATATTTTTACAATTAATTTGGTTATGTGATATTCTTTTGGTCGTTCACGCAGTAATTTTTTCCTCATACCATAAGCTAAAGAAGCTTGAAATGTTGATAGCAATACTTCGTGGTGAAACCTGTTTATTTTATATCTTAATTCATAGATAGGTAAAACAGGTTTCTTCTTAGGTAGGTTGTAATTTTGTTCGGAAACGAAATATTTTAGGTTTTTATTTTCCATATACCTATAATATTTTTTTTCTTTTTCAATCCCATAAGTACGTTTCCATCAGCAACGTTTTTTACCACTATCCAATCTGGACCACGAAAATTATATACGTTTATTCTTTTGCGGTAACTTCTTGGTTTTTCACTTGTTGAATTTATATCCATGACTTTAAAAATTTCTAAATTCAATAACTATAGTTAATCTAACACCAGACCTTGATTCTTTAAGGCTTTTTTCAATGTTTTGTAAACATTCTTCTTCTGAATCAAAAGAGTTCCATTCCTTTAATATTTCAATACATTCCTCGTCAACGAAAATGGATTTAATTTCAAAAATTGTAAATACTTTTTTCATGGTTTTGGTTTTAAATAAACACCTACAGGAACTCTTAATATGAAACAGTCCGACATACGACCTGCAGGTATTTTGTTTTAATTTGTTTGTCAAAGATATGACAGTTTTCCGAATCTGCAATACCTTTTATAAATTTTAACAAAACTTTAACATTTACCAAATCAATTAATAATAAATCTTATAAAATTTTAGCGTTATAGTATAATGATTATATTTGCAATATGTCTTATATAGAATATACAATTACCGAGTTTTTACAGTCTAAAACGACCACTGCGGCTCGGTTAGAAGCTATTGAAATATGTATTGATAAAGCTATTCTTTTAATGTCAGAACACATTGATGGAATAGGCGGAGGTATTGAAGAATACCAAGTTGATGATTCACAAATTAAGATTAAAACAAGGTATAGAAGTATCAAGGATATTGAAGCATCAATATCAGCACTTGAAAAAATGCGTAATAGATACCTAAATCAGGTAAAAGGAAGACAGGTAATAATGAAAGATATTAGAACTTTTAAATAATGGCTTGGATAAAAAACCCATTTGCAAAAAAGCAAAAAACAGAAGAAATTTCTGTTGTTGCTCCTGTTGTAGTTACCGAATCTATCAAAGATGATGTTTTCAAATCATATAACTATACGGAAGGAGTGCTTGGAGGTTACGTTGCTATAAATACGCACGTTTACGATGGTGAAAAAACTCCGGGTGAACTAGGTAATCCTATAAATCTTATTCCTAATCATAATGCGTTACGTTTACGTGCTTATGAAGCTGAATTAAAATCAGATGTGGTTAAGATAATCACAGGTAAATTTTTCAAATGGGTTGTTGGTGATGGTTTGAAAATTCAGCCACAACCAAATGAAGCTACTTTAAAATCAGAAGGCATTGAACACGATTGGATAGGTTTTAGAAATTTAGTTGAAGCTAGATGGAAAACTTTTGCTGAATCTACTTTAGGTGATTATTCAGGTATGAATAATCTTCATCACAAAGCCGCAGAAGCTTTTGATACTTCTTTCTTAGGAGGTGATTGTTTGGTTATTTTAAGAGCAGATGATAATTTAATTCCTAACGTTCAAGTTATAGACGGTCAACATTTAGGAAGTCCTGTTTATGATTCTAAATTTTGGAAAGAAGCTAAAGAAAGAGGTAATAGAATTAAGAATGGTATTGAAATAGATGCTAAAGGAAAACACGTTGCGTTTTATGTAAGAAAGGATAATGATTCTTTGATTGCTGAATGGGAAAGAGTAGTAGCAATAGGTGAAAACTCAGGATGTTTGATGGCTTGGATGATATACGGTAAAAAACACCGAATTGACCATACTAGAGGTATAACACAAATTGCTCCAATACTTGAAAAAATTGATAAATTAGATAGATTTACAGAAGCATCGGTAGGAGCGGCAGAAGAAAGAGCAAAAGTGCCTTGGTTCTTTGAACACAATCAACATTCGGACGGAGAAAATCCACTTATTGATACGGTTAAAGCAGTAGCAAGAGGTGGAGATTCAAGCACTAAAAACAGTTGGGAATTAGCAGAAGCAACAAGGAAGGAAGTTTATATTTCACAGCAAAAAACTGTTACCAATCTTCCTATCGGAACCACAATGAAAGCTATTTTTTCACAAGCTGAAATTAATTATGATAGCTTTTTTAAGTCTATATTCGTTCAATTATGTGCTTCCTGTGACATTCCGCCGGAAGTTGCTTTACAAGAGTATAACAGCAATTATAGCGCCTCAAGGGCGGCGATAAACGGATGGGGCTTCATTATAGATATATATAGAAAGAAACACGCTAGGAAATTTTATAAGCCTGTTTATCAGTTCTGGTTATATCTTGAGGTTTTGAAAGGAAATATAGATGCTCCTGGTTATTTGAAAGCTAAAGATGAAAATAATTTCATGGTTTTAGAAGCTTATACAGAAGCATCATTTTTAGGTGTAAATCTTCCTCACATTGACCCATTGAAAGAAGTGAAAGCTATTAGAGCGATGATTGGAGATAGAACGAAAGGTGAAGTTCCACTTATTTCTTTAGACCAAGCAACTGAACAATTAAACAACGGTGATTTCAAAGAAATTTTGAAAAAATACCTTGAAGAAATGGAAAGCACGGAAGGCGCTTTTGACATTCCCGAACCTATAGTTACTGAACCAGATAAAACTAAAGAAGATGCAAAACCAGACAATACTAAGTAATACTGACATTCTTTGGGCTAGTTATTTAAGTCCAAAAGTAGGTCAAACTGTTAGATTAGGATTGAATATTTACCAAAATAAAACAGGTAAAAATTCAAATCCTCAACTGGGTTTAGATTGGTCTTTTGTTTGTCAAGTTGATGCAGGCAAGGATTTGAAGATTTGGAAAAAGAAAGCAGGAAATGTATCAGAAGATTTTGAACCTGGAGATTTAGGATACGGATTGCTTAATGATGGAGTTACATTTATACCTATAGGTCGTTATGAAAACAACGATTTAGGAGGTGGAGTTCAAAACATAAACAACTGGTACACTAGCCCAATTGATTTTACATAATAACCAATAAATTAATATACAATGAAAAACCTTTTTAAATTTTTATTTTTATTTATTTTTTCCATTTCTAATGGTCAAAATCAAACTTTTACAGGTGTTAAAACTTTCACTACTCCACCAAAATTTAACAACGTACCTGTTAACAATTCAGCAGTTAAAGTTTTAGCTTTAAATCCTTCTACAAATTCTTTGGAGTATATTTTAAAATCAACTATATCACCCACTCCTGGTTTAAGTGATGTTTTAGCAGTTGGAAGTTCTGCTTCTGCAGGTCCAAATAGTATTTTATTACAGCCTATAAATTTAACTTTATTTGATTCAGGAACAAGTCAGTTATCTGGAATGGAATCTAACGGTTGTTTTTATGGTATGTCTTATGGACCTTATTTCATAAAAGAAGATTTTGAAATACCAACATTAGACAGGATTCAAATTAGACCAGATGAAAGCGGTACTTTAGCTACTAGAGAATGGGTAACAGCTAATGTTTCTGGAGGAGGTGCTGTTGATTCTGTAAATGGAGAAGTAGGAGTAGTTATTTTAGATACTGGAGATATACTAGAAGTAACCGATAATAATTATGTTACAGATGCTAATTTAACTAAAATAAATGCAATTGACCAAGCTGTAAGTTCAGCAGAAAAATCAACTTGGAACGCTAAACAATCAGCATTAACTTTTGATAGTACACCCACAGATGGAAGCACTAATCCTGTAACAAGTAATGGAATTTATGATTATATAGAAACGCTTCCTAAAAAAGCTATATACCAATTAACTTCTGATTTATCAAATGCTACTACAACTGATTCTAATATAACTGGTTTTACTTATACAGTACCTGCCGGTAAATTTGTTGAATTTACAGCTATTCTACCTTTTGAATCAGCCGCTACTTCAACTGGTATAGGTGTAGGCGTTCAATTAGTTACTAATGTAGGAGCAAATAATAATGTTTTAGGTAGTATTAAAACTGAATCAAGATTAAGTTCCACTACTGTAGGAATAGTTGTTAATCCAGTTGATTTAGGTGCTAATGCTACGGTAAGTTATGATTCTTTAAGCGGTGTTTCAACTGCTGGAGTTAGTAATGTAGTTACTGTTACTGGTATCTTGAAAAATCTAGCTACAAATACAGATGCAACGGTTCAATTAATATTTAGGTCAGAAGTAGCTTCCTCAACTGTAACACTAAAAAAAGGTGCTAGTTTAGCAGTTGACACCAAGTGACTGACTGCGGCAGTATATGAGGATTATACAGGATATAAAAGAGATATTTCTTCGGACGATATTAATTTAGTTTTCGATGGAAATTCTTTAACAGAATCATTAAACAATACAGGTATAAATCAATACCTTAGCGCTCAGGCAGGTGCCTGGTTTGTTGGAAAATCTAACAGTATAACTATAAGTTCTTTTGGTGTTGGTGGAAGAAAATTGCAAACAATAGTTGACAATGCACCAACTAATATTTACCCTTTAGTTAATCCAGCAAAATTAAATATATTAGTAATTAATGAAGATGCTAATGGTATTTTCATTGATGATTATACAGCGGAGAGAAATCTCCAGTTAATGAATCAGTATATAAGCGGTGCTTATAAAGCCGGTTATGATTATGTTATTAGCTGGAATGGTTGGTATCCTCGTTTACCTTTTGATATTTTTACACCAACTTCTGATGATTTATTAAGACAAAAAACCTATTTTGATTACGCAAACACTACTGGTAAATTATATTCCAATTACAATGTAGATGCAAGAACAGCAACTAATATTGGTGGAGCAGAAGGACAATCGCAAAACGCTACATATAATGCTGATTATATACATTTAGAAACTCCAGGATATGATACAGGTTTAACTCCTGCAATAATTTATAGTTTTACCGAGTTATTTACATATTAAAAATAAAACCAAATCACCATGACAATTCACAAAACTAAAGAAGAAACCACTCATTTTATGACAAAATCAGCTTTTAAGGGACGTAGGCCTAAATGGGCTAAATACGCCGCCCAAATTACGCTTGTTTTGACTACTGTTGCCACTTTTATCATCGCTTCTGATTCTTATATATCTGCTGAAACTGCTGTCCGTATAGGCGTTTATTTGAAGTCTTTAGACCTTTTAGTATATGGGCTTTCAGAAACTTTTGGAATAACCGTAAACAGAAAATAAAATGGAAGCAAAAAAAATCACCGAACCTGAATTATTACAGCTTTCACAAATGATTCCAAACTTTACTGTTTGGATTCTAAAAGCTATTATGGAAGTAGAAGCTTTAAATGGTGGTTTTGATAAAAAAACAGGTAAGATTTTGATTCAATTTGAACCACACCTTTTCAAAAGACTGTTTCCAAGATGGATGTATTTTAAATCTAAAATTTGGGTATCAAATAAGGTTGATGTTCAAAGCAAAGAATGGTTAGCTTTTAATGAAGCTTTTGCTACTAATCCTGATAAAGCTATGGAATCTACTTCTATCGGTTTGCCTCAAATATTAGGACTTCACTACAAAAGATTAGGTTATAAATCAGTAGGTGAAATGTGGAATCATTTTAAAGAATCAGAATACAATCAGGTACTTGGTTTGATTAAGTTTATTCAAACTGATAAAAATTTAAGGTATGCTGTTTCTTTGATGCTTGATGAAAAAACTAGAATGAAAGGTTGTACTATTTTTGCTACTTACTACAATGGTTCTGGATTCAAAAAACTAGCTTTAAAATTAAGAGTTTTACCTTACGACATTAAAATATTTAACGCCATCAACAAATACAAAATAATTTACCAATAATGAAACTATTTTTTATTAACTTAATGATTTTTTTCTGTGGTCAGGTTGAAAGAATACATTCCGGAAGTATGGCTCAAAAGATAAAAGCATCTGCCGCTATTGGAGTAACAGCTTCTCCGGTTGCTTTGATTGTAAAAACTTATACTGATTGGTTTATATCAGAATCTTTTTTTATGAGTATAGTAGGTTTGGCTTTGTTCTTTGATTTGATATTTGGTATTATAGCACATTCAGAAAAATTTTTAGATGATTTTGATGTATGGGTTATGTTTGGTAAATTTATGCTAAAGTTTTTGGTAGTTTATTCTAGTATATTTATATTTGGTTTATTTGTTATGTTGTTTGAACTACATGGAATGGATATAGGTATATATACTAGATTAGCTGTATCAGCTTCAATACTTCTTTTTCCTACTTTGTCGGCAGCCGGTAATATGTCGATTGTAACAGGTGGGAGATACCCTCCTAAAGATTGGATTCTATACCTTGAGAATAAGCAAAAGAAAATAAGATTAAGTGAAATTTTAAAAAGAAAAAAGGATGAATAATTTAGAAAAAAAATGTTGGGCTTATTGGTTATTGATGCTTTTATTAGTATTATCAATATCAGGATGTGGTGCTAGGAAAGTTGATAAATTCAATACCAAAAAAGAATCAGAAAACAAAACATTAAAAGATACTTCTTTAGTTTTGAAAGAAGAGGTTAAGACAGAAAAAGACGTAACCAAAGAAACAAACGAAAATACAAAAGTTGTAGAAAATAAAGAAGCAACCAAAAAGACATTCAGACCTTTAGATTCTGAAAAACCAATGATTTTTAAACATTCTGACAGCACCGAAACTGTTTATTATAATACTGAAATAGTAGAGGAAAAAACGGTAGAAGAAACTGTTACAGATGAAACAAAATCTACCAAAGAAACAGACCAAACTAAAACAGATTCTAAAATCAAAAAAGAAGCTAAAGGTTCTGCTAGTACAGAAGATAAAAAATCAGATGAATCTAGTGGTAAACACGTTGACCAAGAATCTTTTTTTAATGTTACTTTTTGGATTATTTTAATAGTAATTTTACTGTTAATTTACTTGGTTTACAAAAATAGAAAAAAAATACCAATAATCAAAAAATATTTTTCATAATTTTTTTTATTAAGCTATTTTAGCTATATTTGTAAGACATTAAAACCAAAGAAAAAATGAGTGTTAATTTTGGATTAGGCAGGGAAATTTATAGTACAATTGCTTGGGCAGTTGATGCACATACTTTTCCAGCTTATTTACGAATGTTGCAGGATTTTAGAAATGGTGTAATTTTGTCAATGCCTGAGGAAAAATATAATTCCACATTTGTGTACAACGTGCAAAATGGAGTTAAAACAGTTTCAGAAGGTTGGCAAGCTAGAAATGATGCCGAATCAGATTTAATATACATCATAAATCTAAATGGTGTAATTACTAAAAATGGTGGAGATTCAACTTGGGGCACAAAAGATTTAGCAAATAAAATAAAGTTCTTTGAATCGTTTCCAAACGTAAAAGGTGGTATTATAATTCCTGATTCAGGAGGAGGTTCTGCAAATGCTGTTGAAATTTTCAATTCAACTGTTTTAGAAAGAACCAAGCCAATAGTAGTTTTACTTGAAAAAGGTTCAATGGCTGCTTCTGCCTGTTACGGTTGTATTTCAGGAGCAGATTACATTATGTCAGATGGAAAGCAAAATATTGTTGGTTCTATCGGTACAATGGCTGAATTTCAAGCAATAGCACACGGAAATAAAGATGCTGATGGTGTTAAGATGATTAGAGTTTACGCAACCAAATCAACTGCTAAAAATAAGTGGTATGAAGAAGCTGTAAATAATGACAATTATGAACCTTTAATATCAGAAGTTTTAGACCCATCCAATGAGGCTTTTTTAAGTTTGATTAAAGCAAATAGACCTCAAATTTTAGAAACTCAATTAGACGGTTCTGATTACAGAACAGGAAAAGTTAAAGGTAGTTTAATTGATGGATTCGGAACCATGCAAGATGCAGTTAATAAAGTTCTTTCTTTATCAAAAAACTATTCACCACCATCTGCAAAAGAAAAAGTAAAAACAGAAGAAATTTCTGTTGAAGAAAAACCAGAAAAAATTGAACTTAGTAATAATAATTTAAACCCAACTTCCAAAATGGATAAAGCGAAATTAAAAGCAGAACATCCTGAGTTATTTTCTCAAATTGTAGCCGAAGGCGTACAAGCTGGAATATCTGCTGAAAAAGACCGTACAGGTGCCTGGTTGGCACACGCAAATACCGACATTAAAGCGGTAGTAGAAGGTATTGAGGGTGGAGGTGCAATAACCGCTACTGCTCGTGAAAAATTCCTAGTTAAAGCTAGTACTATCAAGAAAAAAGAGGATGTGAAAATTGATTCAGCTGGAGCAGTTGAAGTAGAAGAAGCACCTGGTTTAAAAACTGAACAAACAGAAGCACAGGCTTTCTATGCTAATGTATTAAAAGAAGTGAAATAATGGACGTAACTCAAAGAAATGCGACCAGCAATCAATCGACTGCTGATTATGTTCAAAAGAAAATATTTCTTTTTGACAATAGATATGTACCTGGTGTTTACAAAAACACTACAGGAGCATCTTTAACACTTGTTTCAGGTATGTTAGCTGTAAGAAGTGTTACGGTAGCAGATGGTTTTGAATCATCTGAAATTGACAATTTAGCAGATACTATTGGGATTGTAAAAGTAGATGGAGAGGTTGTTTTAGCAGCCAATGCTACTACTCCTTGTAATATCTGTACAAAAGGAACTGTTGACGGCGACCAATTAACTTTGCCAGCCACAATCACTCTTAACACGGTAGAAGGAACTAAAAGATTGAAAGATATTTTAGAAACTTTAGGATTACATATCGATACCGGAGCAACTGAACACCAAACCGCTGATAATTAATATACAAAATGGCAATTCCTTTAAATCAACATCGAATCGGCATAACTCAAACATTGATAGCTACTTTTTCAGATGAAAAAGAACCTAAAGATGGTTTAGCCGCATTCTTTCCTACTAAAACTACAAAGTCCAAATTTGTATCTATTGAAGTAGAAAGAAATGGAGTTAAAATGGCTACGGATGTACAAAGATGCACCGACCCACACCGAAATACTTTTAGTGTTTCTACAGAGAAAATTTTTGAACCACCTTACTTTAATGAATCGTTTGATTTCACAGCTTGTGAAAGATATGATGTAACTTTTGGTGCTGGAAATGCTCCTACTGAAATTGATGCCACCATGTTAGTACGTGATGCACAATCTAAAGTCCGAGTTATCAAAAATATGATTAAGCGTGCAATTGAGTTCCAAAGAGCGTCTGTATTGCAATATGGAGTGGTAACATTGAAAAATGGAACTTCTATTGACTACAAACGTAAGGCGGCTTCAATGGTTGCTTTAACTGGTACAGCTAAATGGGATGCTCCTACAACTTGTGACCCATTAGTTAATCTTAGAACTGGATGCAAGTTTTTAAGAGAAAAAGGAAAATCAGGCGCTTCTGTTGTAAATGGTATTTTCGGTGAAAATGCTTTAGATAACCTTATGAAAGCGGATTCTTTAACAACTCAGGCGGCATGGTTAAAAATCAACCGATATGAGTTAAATATGCCTCAGTTTGATGATGTATCAGGAATGGTATTTCATGGTCAAGTTTCTACCGGCGATTACAAAGTAAACGTTTGGACTTATAATGAAACTTATGAAGACCCGGCTGATGGTATTGAGAAACCATACATTGAAACTAACAATGTTGTTTTGATTCCTAACGATTTCAAAGGTGTTACTTCTTTTGCAGGAGTTCCTTCTATTCAAGGTGATGCAGAAAATAAATACGTAGCACCGATGGAAGGTGAGTTTTATGTACGTGACATCATCGACCAAGTCCGTTTTTCTTGGGATTTCATTGTATCTTCTGCTCCTTTAGCTATTCCAGTTTCTATTGACAGATTATATACTATCGATACTGCCTAATCTTTTAACCTGAAAAAGCCTTTGATGTAGTGTTAAAGGCTTTTTTAAAAACTATTTATTATGAAAAAATATAAAATCTTGGTCATTAAGTTGTTGATGAAAAACAACACAATGGCAAAACATGGTACAATTCATCCTGCCGAATCTTTTAATGATTCAGTAGAAAATCTTATTAAAGGTAAATTCATTGCCTTAGCTACTAAAGAGGATATTGAAGCGGCTAAAAAATTGAAAGAAAAAGGTGAAGCTGAATCTAAAGAAGATGATTCAGATGATGAACCGAAAGAAGAGGTTAAAAAATAATTTCTAATGTCAGGTAAAATTTTATCTGCCGCTAGGAATGACCTAAGAAAGTTTTCCTCCTCGGGTGGTTTTGAGGAGGAAATTACTTTAAAAAACCCTGACGGTTCAATAGTTTTAGTATTTAAGAATTTCCATGTTAAACATAATATGGCTTTTGATTCAGATGGTGCTAGAATTAGTTCAGAATCTGCTACTATTGGGATTAATGCAACTTTTTTGGATGAAGAAAATTATCCATATAAAAATTCCAAAACAGGTAGAGTAGATTTAAAAGGTCATCGTGTTGAAGTCAATGATTTTGCAACCGTTCAGAAATATGTTATAAATGAATCCTATCCTAGTAAGACATTCGGTCATATCGTTTGTGTTTTAGGAGAATCCGAATAAAAATTATGGCGGCAATTATTGAAGAATCAATTTTACCTCAAGGTTTTGAACAAGTAGGAACACGAATTGGAGAAATTCTATTTGATGAACTTACCTCACAAAAAACAAAGCTGAATTTTCCGGAAGATGTTATTGTTTACAAAGAAAGAATAACACCAGGTTCAGTTGAAGAGGAAGTTTATTACAACATTCTTTACAGTAGTTCAGATAACACGCTACAAAGTCAGAAAGATAGCAATTGCCGAACTTTATACTTTATTGATGTATATACATCAGGGAAAGAAAAAAATGGCGTTACAGGCTCTCAAATCAGTTCTGATAGACTTTTGAAATTTTTAGGATTAGCTAGAGGTATATTTGCTTTTACTGGGTACAATACTCTTTTATTTGAAGATGGTTTGATTGGAGGCGTTATGATTGAAAATATTCAAACCCAAGACCCATCTTTTATGGAAGATTCAAATTTCAGTAGATTCGGTAGAATTACTTTAGCAGTTAAGATTTTGGAATCACAATCAATGTGGCAAGGTACAGCTTTAGCTACAATGCAAACCACCGTAAGATTAGAGCAAACGAATAAAGGTTATAAATACATTTCAGATAACAATTAAACCAAAAAAATAATGGGAGCATTATCCACAGCTATAGGAATAAACAGGAGAGCGTCTGTTTCTGGCTACGAAATTCAAAAAGGATTCTTTGCAGAAGAATCTGACAATCTACCTCAGCAAATTGTGATTTTTGCAGAAGCAAATACCGCAAACCAAGCAAGCTTAAATTTATCTGCAAAAGAAATTGTATCTGCAAATCAAGCTGGTGAATTATATGGTTATGGTTCTCCTGCTTGGATGATTATGAACATTCTTAGACCTAATTCAGGTGATGGTGTTGCAGGAATTCCTACAATTGTAATTCCTCAAGCTACTGACAATGATGCCACTGCTAGAGTTGTTTCATTGACTGTTACAGGAACGGTTACTAAAAATAAAACTCATTATGTTTCCATTGCTGGTCGTCAATCAGTTAATCAGGAAGGATATTCTTTCAATTTAGCTATTGGTGACAATGCAACTGCTGTGGCTTTAAAAATTAAAAATGCTATTTCAGCTATTTTAGGAGCGCCGGTAACTGCTACAAACGCCGCTGGTGTTGTAACTCTTACAACTAAGTGGAAAGGTTTGTCGGCAGAAGGTTTGCAAATAGATATGAATGTTGATGGAGATTCTGCTGGTGTTTCTTATGCTATTGCAGAAGTATCTGCTGGTTCAGGAGATGTTGATTTGGCTCCGGCATTTGCTCAATTTGAAGATAATTGGTACACTACAATTATCAATTCTTATGGTGAATCAAAATTATCAGATTTAGAAATTTTTAATGGTTTTCCTTCTGAACCAACTCCTACAGGAAGATATGAAGGAAGAATCTTTAAACCTTTTATTTCTTTCTTCGGTAATTGTTCTTCTGATATTACAGAATTAACTACCATAACTGATGATGCTTCAAGGAAAGTACAATGTACTAATGTACTTTGTCCTGCTCCTAATTCAGAAGGATTTCCTTTTGAAGCCGCGGCAAATATGGTAGCTGTTTTTTCCTCCTCCAGATACCTTAATTGGCATTTGAGCAGTATTTGTATCAATCACTAAATCACCAACAACTTCTCCTTCTCCTTTCCAAATTGCTCCGGAAATATGTGTGATTGTCCAAGTAGCGTCTTCATCAGATTCAGCTAAAAGAGGTAAATTTTTAGTTTCGGTTTTGTTCTTCATATCGACCAAAAGAGGCCCACCAAAACTCCATCGAACTCTATTCTTTTTCCCAATCTTTTTACCACTTCCTGTGATTGCGCTATTATCATCATCATTTCTGAATCCTCCAAAATCAACCTCGTATGATTCATCCGCTTTGGTAGAAAATCTAAAATCTCCTAATGTTGGGTGACTACAAGAAACCTCCGTAATATCACCTCCTAAATATACAGCCATTTTGTTATATTTTTATAAGTTAATTAATATTTAGAAACCGGCTTTTACGGTTGTGCTTTGAACTCTAGCGAAACCAGTTCTTTTGTAAGGAAAAGTAGTTTCAAAACGGTCTGTATTTGTTTCAGATTTTTGAACCTGTAACGCACTTTTGGAAAATTCCGGGTCTTCAATTAAAGCACGTTCACCAAGTTCATCAAAATAAGTCATTAGGACAGATTTCCATTCTTTAGGTTTGATTGCTTTAGCTACATCTGTAACCTGTCTATCAGATACAATTACATGGCCGT